TGCTGGAATACTACTTGATGAAGTCGCACTTATGCCAAAATCATTTGTAGAACAAGCACTTGCTAGATGTTCGGTGGCAGGCTCAAAATATTGGTTCAATTGCAATCCTGATAGTCCGAAACATTGGTTCTATCAAGAGTGGATATTAAAAGCTGATACAAAAAACACATTACATATTCATTTTGACTTGGAAGATAATCCATCATTAACGGAATCAATTATACATCGTTATAAATCCATGTATTCAGGAGTATTTTATGATAGATATATCCGTGGATTGTGGGTTGTTGCCGAGGGTTTAGTATATCAGAATTTTTCACAAGAAAAACACGTTATTGATTTTTATAAGAAATTTCCAAAAATTCCAAGCAACGCCGTATTTTATGTTAGTTGCGATTACGGAATAACAAATCCTTTCGCTTGCTATCTTTGGTGTATATTTGATAGAGTTGCGTATTGTATCAAAGAATACTATTTCGACAGTAGAGAATTGAATAGGCGCAGGACAGATGAGGAGCATTATAATGATATCGAAAAAATGCTAGACGGATTCAATATTGAGGATTTTGTAATTGATCCTAGTGCTAACTCATTTAAAGAAACAATTACCAGGCATGGCAAATTCTATATAAGAAATGCTAAGAACGATGTATTGAATGGAATTTCAAACGTGACAACATTGCTAGATACTGAACACATTATGATTGATAAATCTTGCACACATTTAATTGATGAATTCGGATTGTACAGGTGGGATGATAAAGCGCAGGACGATTGCGTTATAAAAGAATTCGACCATGCATTAGACAGTTGCAGATATATGGTTCAAACAGTCTTAAGAGAAGAATTTGATTGGTTTAATTGGAGTAATTAGCAAGCATGTAAATTAATCAACAATTAGAAAGGGGAACAAAATGCAATTAAAGCGGAATCAGCAGGAAATGAGATAGAATAGTGGTTGTTTCCAAAATGGAAATAGTGAAAGGGCGGTCATGAAAGTGGCTGCTCTATTTTTGTGTGGAAAATGTAAAAGAATGAAAAGAAGTTGTTGACAAGATGTATATGTTGATATATAATAAGTATATGAAGAACACGTAAACAATAGCAAATAAGGAGAGAATAATATGACAAACGGATTAATTAAGGGAAGAGTTACAGTGTTTTTAAATGATGGCAAAATAGCATATCAGGGATTCAATACAAAAACATCAGGCAAAATACTTGGTTATGTTAGAATTGACAGTGTTTATGTGAATATGAATGAATTTGACGTTGATTTCAAAATAACAGAAGAATCATTGAAATTATTTGCAGAAAGGAATGAAAAATAATGAAAAGATTTTGCGTAGAAGTCAACAAACAATATTTACAAGGTTTTATTGAAAATGAAAAGTATGTAAAAAATTGCAGAGCAATACAATCAAATTTACATAACGAAAGTGAATTTAGTCCTGTTATTGCAAACGAAAAGAAGTTTTTTGATTCAACAACACTAAAAGGATATTTATCTAACTTATTGGAGTGTATTAGATGGAACGAAGTTAATGTTGATGAATTTAAAATACTATCGTTTGAAAAGCCAACATATGAAGAAATAGTAAAAGAAGCATACAGAAAAAAACTTCTTGTTGAAACAGGAGATTTTGTAACTAGAAACAAGTTGCAATACCAGGTAGTTGTTGCAGATAAAAATATATTTGTTATTTGCGAATGTCATTATGATGATATAGAAGAGTCTTTTGTAACTAATTATAAAAATCCTGAAATATATTCAAATTCACTCGAGATCAATTCTTTACAGGATTTAAAAATGAAATTAAATTGCGAAATAAATCAATTCACTGAAAATTGCGAAGATTGCGGATTTTGCGAGATTGGAGAGTTATAAATGTTGGTCAAGGATATTTTGCCTTATTTTTTATTAGGATTAGTTTTATATTTTTTAATTAGTAGACCTGTAGACAAATGGAAAGCGAGGGAATATTGCAAACAAAAAGGACTTTCAAGCGATTTGCCTAAATTAAAATGGTATGAATGGTGGTTATGATTTAGTTGGGGTTGTCGGTCAACCTAAACCGTCAGAATGGAGAGAAAAATGTATTCAGAATGTAGTAGAGAAGAATGTTTGTGTAGAACTTGTGAATTGAATTGGAGCAATTCCAATAAATCTATGGGAAGTTGTATGGATTGTATTGATTGTGATGCGAAAACAGATAGTTTATTATGCACTCAATGCAGTTCATATGAAGAAGAAAGCGAGGACACCTCATGCAATTAGGATCATACATAAAATCACGCAGAATCAATCTCAAACTAACTCATAAACAATTAGCGGAAAAAATGGACACAACGGTAACAACTATATCGAAATGGGAAAATAACCATGTTGAGCCAGGGTGGAGAAATTTTATTTTGTTGTGTAAAATATTGTCGATGAACCCATTCGATTTTATAGAAAGCGAGGATAAATAATCAACGTGCACAATATGATAGACGTGCAAGAGGTTTAATTTAACCCAAAAACCCAACATCGGTATTAATTTACCCTTGTTGGTTTTAACAAGCTAAAAAGTGGCAAATTGACGTTTTGGGGGTGTTTTATGAGTGACAAGTTAGAAAAAATAATTGATAAGAAGAAATATCTTATTGATACAATAAATATGAGAGACATCCTTGTCCGATATGGTGTAGTTGTTACACGTAATCGGTGTAAGTGTCCGATTGTGGATCACGGACGAAAAGACACGTCGGTACAGGTTTTTAATAATGGGATAAAATGTTATACTTGCAACAAATCCTATAACATTTTTGATGTCGTTATGAAGTTCGAGTGCTGCGACTTCTCCACTGCCTTTAATATTCTTGGTGGGAATAATGACGTATCGGACGAGGCAAAAGAAAGGATTGAAGAGGCTAAAAGAAAAAGAAATGCAGAGTTGCAAAAAATTAAAGACTATTATAATGAATTATATAGGACAAGTAAAACGATAAGGCTTTGTGAGAAGAAAATGGAGCAAGTCGAAAAATTTAGTAATGAATGGTGCAAATGGTATCATTTTTGGCAATATAATTGTTATAAGTGGGAAGAATTATTTAAGGAAGATAAAAAGACAACTTGAAAAATAGTTGTCTTTTTTAACTTGACAAATGATATTAAATAATATAAAATGATAAAAGAATATAAGCAGAAAGGAGTTTAAAAAATGAAAACAGTTAATGAAGTAGCAAAAATATTTAACGTAAAGCCATTAACGATTAGAAGATGGATAGAAAGTGGCAGACTAAAGGCAGTAAAGATTGTTGGTTCGGTTAGAATTAGCGAAGAAGAAATTGAGAGATTAAAGAAAGGGGAATAAGATGGAAGAAAACACTTATATTGACGTAAAGGCAATATCGGATACTGATGAATTTGAATTTGAGTGTAAGATGTTTGATTTATTAAATCTTGGATATGAAACAAAATACATAGACTTCAAGGCTAGTACAGATGCAATGCGTGGAATATGGGTTGCAGTGATGACGAAAAAATGTATTGATGAAGATTAGTTGTGATAAAAAACGATAAAGGAGTTGAAAATGTGTATATTGAAGATTTATCAAAAATAACTGAATCAGTTATTTTAACAAAAGAGTTATTTCAAGAAATATATGATATCGAGAATGATTTTGACAAAATGAAAGTGCTATTATCCGTGTCGGACAGGGCAAAAGTTCTTGGAAAAAAATTAGAGTTTGAAAAACTGTGTCGTGCATACCTAAAGCAGAAAAAGGCATTAGATTTAGATATTGCAAGTCAAGGGTTAAATGAATTTTCGTCAGACGGAATGACACATTTTAATAGCGAAAAATATGAAGATTATAGATGTGGATATTGGATTGCTTATGAAAATGGGATAAAAGAGATAACTTCGTATGGAGACAGAAAAGCCTGCAGCCATCCGATACTACCGATTAAGATTCTTAAAAATGCAGAGACAGGGTTTTGTAAGGTTGTTATTGCTTTTAAGTTAAAAAATCATTGGAGCGAAATAACAGTTGATAAAGAAATTATATCAAGTTCAAGCAAGATAGTTTCTCTTTCCAAGTATGGAATTAGGGTTACTTCTGAAAATGCTAAAGCATTGGTTCAGTTTTTATCAGACGTAGAATCTTTGAATGAGGATCGTATTACAAATATGGTTTCTACTTCAAAATTAGGGTGGATTAAGGGGGAGTTTATGCCTTATGGAACAAGTGTAGTTTTTGACAATGAGCAATCATTTAAAACAGTATCGGAAAGTATGAAAGAACGTGGTAGTCGGTCTAAGTGGTATGACTTAATTCTTGATATAAGAAAAACCAGAAGAATAGAATCACAAATTAGTATTGTGGCTAGTCTGTCCTCTCCGATAGTTGAGATTGTGAATGGATTGCCTTTTATATTGGATATATTTGGAAAAACAGGTCGTGGAAAAACGGTCAGCCTTATGCTTGCTGCGTCGGTTTGGGCAAATCCATCAGATAATGAATATATAACTGATCCGAAAAGCACCGTAACTGCACTAGAATTAAGGCTTGATTTTTTAAATAATTTACCGATGTTGATTGATGATATGGCACAGTTAAAAAATAAGTATGATGGAGATTTTTCTGAATTGGTTTACTTTCTTTGTTCTGGTAAGGGCAAGGACAGGGCAAATCAAAATCTAGGAATAAATAAGTCTACCATATGGAAAAACGTAATGCTTGTAAATTCAGAGCACTCAATGGTTACTGAAACTATGCAGGGTGGAGCAATTAACCGAATTATTGATATAGAGACACAAGATGGATATATTTTTGAAGATGGAAATAGTGTTGTTGGAATACTAAAAGAAAACTATGGATTTTGCGGTAAAGAGTTTATTGACGTATTAAAAGAGATAGGTTTTGATAAAATAAAGCAGATGCAAAAAGATTTTACTGAAAAAATAGTTGAGAATGCTAAAAATCTAGGAGTTGAAAAAGAAGAAAAACAGATAATGCCGATGTCAATATTGCTGACTGCTGATAAAATAGCAACTGATAATTTATTTAAAGATGGCATATACTTAGACTTAGACTATTGCGTATCATTATTAAAATCTAAAGGAGAAGTATCCGAAGATGATAGAGCATATGAATTTATAATGTCGGAAGTTGCCATAAATATAAATAAGTTTAAGCCAGGAGATAGGGGAGAATACAAAGGGGAGTGTTGGGGTGCAATTGAAAATAACTATGCGATTATAATGGTAAATGTTTTTAATTCAATGGCTAAACGTGGAAACTTCAGTACAACAGGTTTTTTGTCTTGGGCAAAAGAAAAGAATTTACTTCAACTATCCAATGATGGTAAAAGTTCAAAACTAAAAAGGATAGAGGGTTCTCCTGGTAGATGTATTTTTCTAAAATTGCCATCAGAAATAGTAAAAGATAGTGATGGATTTATAGAAATTAGCCAAGAAGAGCAAGAAAAATTACCATTTGAATAAAAGTGTAACACATTGGTGTTTTGAAAAAGTACGCAAATACGTTGTTTTTTTAAAGTGTAACACGTGTAACGTCAAAAAATAGGGGTGTCTATAAATAAAATAAAAAAATGCAAACATTTGATATTTTTTTATTTTTGCAATAAGGAACTACTAAAATGCGTGTTACGGTGTTACAAAGTCTTGAAAGCCTTGATTTTACTAGGTTTTTGCGTAACATATAGGGTGTTACAAATGGTGTACAACGTGTTACAAGTTATTAATAAATATATATTAAAACTAATATATAAATAAAAGGAGGATATAAAATGAAGAAATCACAAGCAGAAAAAGAAAAAGAAGAAATGGATAATGAGGTTATTAATTTATTTAAGCAGGGTTATAAAATAGATGATGTTGCCGAGATGTTAGATTTAAGCGATTGTACAGTTAATACAATAATTGCAGCACATAAAAAATTATATGGCGAAATAGTCAGAGAGCCGATTAAAAGAAAAGAAAGATATACTACTCCAAAAGATGAAAAGATTGAAAGCACTGAGGGTTGTAAATTTGCTGAAGATAAAAGAAAAACTTATAAGGTCGTAGTTGATGGTAAGAGATATATTGATTTTACGGATATGGTGGCTGGATTATGATAGATAAATTAATAAATGGCGATTGCTTAGAGGAAATGAAACAAATTAAGGACAAATCAATAGATATGATATTGTGTGACTTGCCTTATGGAACAACTGCTTGTAAATGGGATACGGTAATACAGTTTGACCTACTTTGGAAACAATATGAAAGGATTATAAAAGATAATGGTAATATTGTATTAACTGCAAGTCAGCCATTTACATCAGCACTAATAATGAGTAATCCAAAACTGTTTAAATATGAATTAATATGGGAAAAAGAACAAGGCACAGGACAATTAAATGCCAAGAAAATGCCTTTAAAAAAACACGAATCAATTTTAATTTTTAGTAAAGCTAAACTTGGTAATAGTGCCTACAACCCACAATTTACATATGGAAAACCTTATAGTAGGAACGACATAGGAAAGGTAAATAATACTAAAGAAAAAGTGTATGGTGTAAGTAATGGGTATGAAGCGCACGATATAACAACAAGATATCCAACGAGTATTATTCGGTTCAACATGGTTAAGACAAAAGGTCAACACCCGACACAAAAGCCTGTTGATTTAATGGAATACCTAATTAATACATATAGTAATGTAAATGATTTAGTTTTAGATAATTGTATGGGAAGTGGTG